GAGTACACCGTCATCGGCGCCCGGAAGGTCCAGACCCGCAAGGGGCACGGCTACACGCCGAAGTCCACGAAGGCGTACGAGGACCGGGTGGGCTGGCTGCTGGTGCAGGCCCGGGTAAAGCGCGCCGACGAGGGAGACCTGGGGGTGCGTGCCGTGTTCCACCTCGGCGGCGGCCAGGAACCCGACTCAGACAACCTCGTCAAGGCGCTGTTCGACGCGGGCAACGGCATCGGCTGGGGCGACGACAAGCAGTTCGTCCAGCAGGTCGTGGACGTGGTTCGCGGCAGCGCCCGGCCACGCATCGAACTGACCGTGTACCGGATGGCGGGTGCCGCGTGAACAGTCCCAACGTAACCCTCACTCCCGCCCCTCCCCCGGTGCCGGGTGTTCCTGTCTCCGCAACAGCTGAGCACGAAATCCTCGGCCAGATCGTCGCGGCTTTTGAACGGCTTGACCGGGATGCTCAGGGCCGGGTGGCGACATGGGTAGCTGACAGGTACGGGGCGCTGACGTGAGCACTTCAGGCCGTCCTGGGGACGCTCTCACAGCAGCAGGCCGCGTCCGATCCTCCACCGACAGGATCCGCTCCACCGTTGGTGCTGGGCTTGGCTGGGAAGCGACCCTCACCCTTGCGGATTCGGACGGCAGCGACGAGAGGAAAGCGGCCCGGGTGATAGTCCGCATCGCTGGCCGCCTCGGCGCCGGTCATGGGGACTGCCTGACGGTCCTGCGGGCTCTCGGGCTGGCCCCAGATCCGGTCGTGGGGACAGCGACGAACGACCTTGGGATCCGGCGTCAGGAGAAGCGGACGAAGCGCACCGAGGGAACGGGGGCAATCGCATGACCATCCCATTGCAGCCGGACTGGAACTGGCAGGACGCCGCCGCGTGCAAGTTCACCGGCTGGGTCCTGTTCTACGGCCCTGATGGTGAGCGCCAGCCGGAACGGGACATACGCGAGAAGGCAGCGAAGGAGATGTGCGCCGGCTGCCCGGTGCTGGCGCCGTGCCGTGACCATGCCCTGTCCCGCCCGGAGAAGGACGGCTGGTGGGGCGGGATGTCCGAGGACGAGCGCAAGTCTGAGCGGCGGAAGAGGCTGCGGCAGGGGCAGGCTGCGTGATGGGCAGGTCAGGCGCCAGCGTGTTCGAGAGCCAGCTCAAGCGACCGCTCGTACTCCCGCTGGTAGCGCCTGATCTGCTCGCGGGTAAGACCGAGCTGCTTGGCGATGGCCTCTTGCGGCACGTTCTGGACGCGGGCATCGGCGATGGCCCGGCCGAGCTCAAGACGCGTTGCCGCAGCCTGCGCTCGCGCTGCCATGTACGCGTCCCGGGCCGAGACAACGTCAGTCATCGGATCAGGCACCTCGCAATCATGACACGGATGTGGCCACTAGTCATGATGCCTCATTGCGGCGCGCAACGCAACTGGTTGCGATGCCACAACTTAGGTGGCATGATCTGAGCGCAGACATCATCGGCCGCTGACAACGAAAGGGCATCCGTGGCTAACGCAGCCAAGCCCATCCCGACCCGGCATACCGGGGTGCTCTTCCGCTCGCGCCTTGAGGCGCGGTGGGCAGTCTTCTTTGATGGGCTTGAGCTCAAGTGGGAGTACGAGCCGCAGGGATTCGACGCTGACGGCACGCTGTACCTGCCCGACTTCGCGCTCTTCGCGGCGCTTGGCACTGTCTGGGCCGAAGTCAAGCCGGGCTGGCATACAGACCCCGAAGGCGTGGCACGCTGGCGCAAGTTCGCGGCGTGGCGCCCACAGCCATCACGGGCCGTCCTCCTGGCCGGCGTACCGGCCGTAGGCGCCACGGCCATCGTGATCGGTGGTGGCATCGCTATTGGTGCCGGCGGGGACGCCGGGAATCCCGCCAATGGCCCGTGGGAGGACGACAGCCAGGAGTGGCGGCCATGTCCCGCCGGCCATCACTTCGACCTGGCCTACGCAGGTACATTCCGGGCGAAGTTCGCCGAGGACAGCTGCCCTGACTCATTCGGCGGGACGGGTGAGGACAAGCTCGCGCGTGCGGCCGAAGCGGCGCGCTCAGCCAGGTTCAGCAAGGACAAGGCGGCGTAGGGGCGCGATGGACGAGCGCACCTATATCCGCCTCCACGACGGGATGCCAGACCATCCGAAGGTCGTGGGGCTGTCCCACGCCGCCTTCCGGCTTTACGTGGAGTCGCTGTGCTGGTCGAGCCGACACCTGACAGACGGCGTGGTTTCCGCCGCTGCCCTGCGGCGGATGGGCGGGTGGTCTCCTGCCGCGGTCAAGGAGCTGGCCGCAGCGGAACTGTACGAGATGGGCGACAGTGCGGGCTGGCTGATTCACGACTACACCGAGCACCAGCGGACGGCTGACGAGGTGGCTGACTACCGGAAGTCCAAGCGGGCCGCCGGCACCACCGGGAACCACGAGCGGTGGCATGTTGCCCGGGGGATCGTTGACCCGTCTTGCGACATGTGTGCGATCGATGATGCATCGCACGTGCGATCGCACGAGGATCCCTCATGGGAATCGCAAACGGAATCGCAAACGGATCGCAAATCATCGCCAGAGACAGAGACAGAGACAGATAAAGAAGAAAGAAAGAAAAGACTCGCTCACATCGGGTCGGATGACGACCCCGACTTCACGGCGTTCTGGGCCGCCTACCCGCGGAAGGTCGGCAAGGGGCAGGCCCGGAAGGCGTGGCGCTCGGCCACCCTCGGCCGTCACGTTGACCCGAAGATTCTCATCGTCGCCAGCGAGCATTTCCGCGACGAAGCGAGGCGCAGGCGGATCGAGGAGCAGTACATCCCGCATCCCGCCACGTGGCTCAACGGTGAGCGCTACAGCGATTCGCCATCCGGCGAGGACGCCACCCCGCGCAGGTTTGACTACCCCGATTCCCCCTACGACAGGGGGAACTGATCATGGACGTGCTGCGGGAGATCCTGCTGCCCAAGCTCGAAGGTGTGAGGTTCTCGGGCGGCTCATGGATGGCGCGCTGCCCATCTCACGAGGACGCAACGGCGAGCCTGCACATCTCACGGGGAACCGATCACCCGGTCGTGCTCAAGTGCCACGCCGGGTGCGAGCCGCTGGACATCCTGGCCGCGCTCGACCTGACGTGGGACACCCTGTGCAAGCCGGCCGAGGACCGTCCGGTACGCGGCGAGTGGACCCCCCGCGGCGAAGCGGTCGCGGTCTACGACTACACCGACGAGACCGGGGACCTGCTTTTCCAGGTGCTCCGGACAGCGGACAAGAACTTCTCGCAGCGCACCCCCGACGCGTCACGCAAGTCCGGCTACCAGTGGAAGCTCGACGGCGTCCGCCGCGTGCCGTACCGGCTGCCGAAGGTGCTCGAGGCGGTCAAGGACGGCGAGATCATCTACATCTGCGAGGGCGAGAAAGATGTTCACGCGATCGAGGCAGCGGGCGCCACGGCGACATGCAACCCAGGCGGCGCCGGCAAGTGGCGCCCGGAGTATTCCGAAGTGCTCCGCGATGCCGTGGTCATCATCGTCGCGGACCGGGACAAGCCCGGCCAGGCGCATGCCCGGCAGGTAGCGGCGAGCCTCGCGGACATCGCCCGCGCCGTTGAGATAGCCGAGGCAGCAGGCGAGGGAACCGCCGGGAGGGAACTCAAGGACGCGGCTGACCATTTGGCCGCAGGGCATGCGCTGGCTGACCTCGTGATCACGTGGGCATCCGCCGAGCCAGCCGTGCCCGACCTCGCACCTGATCTTCACGAGTTCCTGGCCGGCGTTGACCCGCCCTACGCCTGGGTGATCGAGGGCATCCTCGAGCGCGGCGACCGGCTCATCTGGACGGGCGAAGAGGGCCTGGGCAAGACGACGACCGGGAGGATGCTGGCGGTCGCCGCGGCCTGCGGGGTCCACCCGTTCAACAACAGCCACTTCGCCCCGCAGAAGGTGCTGTGGGTGGACTGCGAGAACTCGGCCCGGCAGGGGCGCCGCGGCTTCCGCAAGCTCGAGCGCACAGCCGTAGCGAAAGGGCGACGTGTCCCGGACGGCGGCATGCGGCTGATCCACCGCCCCGAAGGCATCGACCTCACCAGTGATGAGGACGTGGCGTGGTTTCTCGAGCGCGTCCACGCCCACCGGCCGGACCTGCTCTACGTCGGCCCGCTGTACCGCCTCCACAACACCGACATCAACGACGAGAGCGCGGCCCGGCAGGTAACCGCCGTGCTTGACGCGGCCCGCGTGAAAGCGGACTGCGCGCTGATCGTTGAGGGTCATTCACCGCACGGCAGCGGCGAGTCGCGGCCCATCCGCCCGATCGGCTCGAGCCTGTTCCGCCGCTGGCCGGAGTTCGGCTACGGCATCTCCCCGGCGATGGACGGCGACCCATGCAAGGAAGTCCGCGTCCGGGCCTGGCGTGGTGCCCGCGATGAGCGCCACTGGCCCAAGTTCCTCATGTGGGGCGAACGCGGCGACGACTGGCCGTGGATCGACCCGGACCAGCCGGCGCCTCGCGGCTTCCCCTACTCGGTACCCGACGCCTCCTAAGGAGCCCCCCAATGGCTAAGCGATTCCACGGTGAGAGCCCCGACGACCCCGGCCTCTGCCTCTGCGGCGAGGTCATCCACCAGGAATGCCGCGGCGGCATCCCGGTCTTGCGGGCCGAGACCAACCAGCGGATCCATGCCCTGACCACCGCGGGCGAGAGCTTCCAGCGCACCGCCGAACTGACTGGCGTCAGCACGCACATCGTCAAGCGGCTCATCCACGGCTGATCCGCGAACCCACAGAAGGAAGGCGCCGTCATGGCCGCAGG